GGTAGAAAAGGCCTGCCACTATATATAAAAACCGAGATACAGTACCTTCGTTTTATTATTTCAATCTATCACTAGTCATACGCTCAAAGTTCTTCTTATAGAACTTCTTAATGTTCTTCTCTGTAGCAATCTTCTTGATAGCTGGTTTGTGCCAAGGCCGTGGTCTGATTCTGATTGAGCTTTTCGATAGGTCTTTAATCATCTTCAAGTGCTTATGATTCACGCCGTTCTGCCTGAATGTCTTTGTGCCAAACTTATAGAAGCCTTTCCGTACAGTCTTAGGTCCCTTCCCTTTGTATGGGCTCTTAATATAAATAGCCCCCTTGTATCGTTGCTTCTCGAGCTTTCGAAGTATGCCTATAAATCTACTGCCCTGTGTATCTATCTCGACTACCCCTGTCATTTTAGTATACCTATTTCCTGTAGAGACAGCCTTACTCAGATTACCGCCAATACGTGCCTGGACCGTTGATATATCAGGGCTTGCCCTTGTTGCTCCAAACTCCTGATCTTTAAGGCCTGTAAAATTATTAACTATCCTGCTACCCGTCCTGGAAAACATCGTATTTACATTGGATCCCCTGGCCTTATCAAACTGTATAGACCGCTCGACAAACTTATTCCTATTGATGTAATTTTTCTTAACGTTCTTTTTTGACTGCATAGTTGAGTCAAAAGCAAGATTATTCAGAACACCTCTATAAATCCCGGCTACCTGAGATTTCCTTTTTATTAACTTATTTTTAATATATTTCTTCATTTGCTTATCATCGATCGTAATTAAATCACTCATGGATATAGTATAACATAAAAAAAGCCGATCACAAAGACCGGCGTTGCTGAGTTTTAAACAGCTATTTCATGGTATTCTCCTTAAATAAGATTTACATAAAAACTATTTGTATAAAATAAAATCAATAATAAATTGTAATACACAATATTCTATATGTCAAGAAAAATACACAAACGCCATAAAAAAGGTATAAAGTAATAAAATAAACATAAAAGGTATATAATATAATAAATCTAAATCTATACTATATATATACTTATACTTATACTTTTACTTATTATACCTTTATACCTTTTTACCTTCTGTTTTTACAGTCTTGTAAAACTGCTCATATAGTTTATATTACTTATATTATCATAGTGTTTCTACATAGGCCGTAGAACCGAAGTAATTAAGGAAAAAAGGTATTTTTTATTTTACTTGACATATCAATAGTTGTAGGTATATATTATATATAAGGAGTATGAGCATGAGTGTGAAAGAAAAATTAGAAGAACTTTCCTACGAAACAATAATATTATCCCAATGTGGCGTAAAAATTGAAAGTAAAAAATTAATTCTTAGAACTATAATTATTAACGATAAAGCATGTACTGGCTTTAGAGTATATATTGGAAAAGGCTTTACACAAACAGGAAGTTTTAAAAGAGCGTTAGAATTATATGGAGTAACAAAATGACAAACCAGACCGAACCAGATACATGTAAACACCATTACTACCATTCAACCCGAACGGTCGTGAAATTTGAAAAAATAAAAGATGAATATTATATATGGCTTGGCTTACAGGGATGGGAACACGGCGGAGATATTAAAATTAAAGCTGTTACAGATAAATTACTCATAGCAGTAATAGAAGAAAGCAAATTACAAGAATATTTACAATCATTCAGTAAATGTGCTTATAATATTGAGGTAACAAAATGACAAAGCAAATAAATCTTGGCAGTATAACCGAAGATGAGTCAAAAAGAATTGATGCATTGAGATTAAAGATGAGTTTTGATGAAGGACGTTTTATAAATCAGCGTGAAATGTTTTTTATTCTTCTTGCCGAAAAAGAAAAACAGTTATTCGGTGAAAGCGGACCCGATTTTAAAGCGTTGGAGATAGCTAAAGAACAGCAGGAAAAGAAAAATAAACAGCGTGGATACGTTACGTTTTATGATAGAAGAATAAAAGGTCAAACTGTCGAAGAGTTCAAAAAACTTGGACTTGATTACACTATAGAAGCCGATTGTGATAAATTTGAAAAAATAACAGGAAAGCCGGTAAAACCATGAGTCTATATAATAGCCTATCAGAATGTCACCCAAAATTAAAACGTGGATATGTGTGGTGTAAAACTTGCGGTAAAAAATTAAAAGTAGATTCTGCCGATTGTTTTAAAAACGGCTGGCCTAAATGCTGTAATTATACCATGACAATAGATTCACCAGACGAGAGGGATCAATGACAATCAACACCGCCATAAAAACCGGATATCCCGGCGCAACAGACGAAATATGTGAATACATTTTATGGTCAAGGACAGCTTTTCCATTCGCCTTAATGACAGCAAAAATCCTATACAAAGCTGCAAATACATTCTACAGAGCCAAAAAATCAGGCGTAAGATTATGTGATTTCTGCGATAGAATAGAATATAAAAACAGGTTGTGTATTGATCATCAGCCGAGGGAGAGAACGGAATGATACTATTTTTAATAATTCCAGCAAGCATTTTTTTGTATACGATTGTCATGGTTAAGCTATCTAACGAATGCCACAAAAGAAATATTATGACTAAAAAAGACAAATACAGTGATGCAAGTCCTTATTTTGCTACATGGGCTTGGCCTATAACTATTTGGGCTATTTTAGCAGTAATGCTTTTAAAGTCTTACACTCAATTAGATAGATTTGTAATGAAAAATAGAAACAAAGCACTTCATTTTTGTGATAACACTAAATATGGGATTTGGCATCAGGATGTTTTATTAAACAGAAGAACAGACGGAGAATATAAGTTTAATACAGGTTCAAGTCATTACAAGCACTGTTACGAATATCAATTATTCATTGGCGAAATTCCAGAAGATTGGAAAAATCCAATAGATAAATATCTGAAAGAACAATCATGACCATAACAATAGACCAAATCCAAATAGAAATAGAAAAATCCGCAAACCAATTCAAAATAAAAAGCATAAAATCCGACGATCTTTTCTATTTCCTGAACGAATTATCAAGGGAAAAATACTGTATTAAGTTTATGAATCAGTTATGTAGTGAGGTGGAGAATAGTGAATAATTTAGAGTTTAGAGTATGGGACATGACATCAGGCGATGAAGAAAAATGGAGATATGTTACATGGGAAGAATTGCAGGATGTTACTATAAGGGTTGCTTTTATAAAATGTCGTGAAACAATCATCGAACAATACACTGGATTAAAAGATAAAATGGGGAAAAAGATTTTTGTCGGTGATCTTTGTAGATGGGTAGATTCACGAAAAAATATTTTACTTGGAAAAATTATATTTAAAAGTGGAATGTTTTCTTTTGAAAGAAGTAAAGGTTTTACATATCAATTAAGTATATGTACTGCATTATCGCCACATACTACCCCTTGTGAAATCATCGGAAATATCCATGAATCAAAAGATAGTTAACACCCTGGAAACCTGGCTAAAAATAGCAGCAAAAGACGGCAGAAATAAACATAAAGCCTACTTCTGGAACGCTATAAACATGATAGCCGGTGATGTAAAAATATCAAAAGATCTACAGAAACAGACGATAAGATTCATTAAAAACGAGTGTCTTGATAGTGATGATAAGGAAATTATTTTGAGGGAGTTACAAGGGTTATGAAATTAAAAGATATCTGTAAACTAATAGGATGTGCTGGTATTAGTAAAGAATGCCCGGGAAATAAAAGCTGTGAAATATTAAAAAAAACTATTAAGGATAAAAAACATGGAAACAACATCAATAAGTAAATACAAATGCCCGGAATGTGGGAGTAATGTGATAGTTAGTTTTTATGAAACTGGTGGATATGAAGCTAATTGTCCAAAATGCGAGTTTTTAATGAGAAAATGGAATCTGGAAGAGATAAACGAATACCTAAAACAAAATCAGCGGAGGGCAAAATGAAAACAACAATAATCCTATTAGCCTGGATATGGTGTTTATTAAAGTTCCTAATCGCTGGTGCTTTTCTTCAAAAATGGAAAATGCAAGCTATTTTTAATTATACGAATATTTCAAGAATAGCCCCGGATTATGAAGTAAATCTTGCAGGATGTTATTTCCTGGCCGGGATTGTCGGGTTATTTATTATATTGGTTGTTAAAAGGGAGAGCGAAAGTGACTATTGAAATCGGGAAAGAGTATATTTATAATAATGAGTTGGACGTTGATGCAAACGGAATAGGAGATGAATTTTTAAAAGCCTTTAATAATGATAAATGTATAGTAATTGAAGATAATGATACTGGCGTTCTTATTGTATCATTTAATGATTTTCCTGTTCGTGTTTATAAAAGATCACTATCCCCAATACCGGAAGAACCAACCCCACCGCCACTAAGAATAATAAATGAAGATAGGCTATATAAAAAAAGTAAAAAAGTTAAACACAACTGTATTGAATGTGACCACGACGCTTACGACTGCGCAATATGCACAAAAAACGACGATTCAAAATATAAAAGAGCGTGGGAAGCGTTACCGGAACGATTAGGCGGGAAAATCAAGGTTTCTACATTGGTTATAATATTAAAAATTATGGATGAGGTGATTTACAATGAAAGCAACTAAACAAGAGCAGGGCTTTGCTTCTGGTGTTACATTTGGTGTTTCGGTTTTTTCCGGAATAGCTTCTGACAATACAGTGATAACTATAATCTGTTTTGCAATAGCAATATTTATTTTAATTATGCAGGTAATAACAAATGAAACTAACTAAATCCCAATTCCCGGACAAAGAATGGCCGTTTACAGTCGATACGGTGCATGTGACGATGAAAGAATCAGGACCGCTGATACTTCTATTGATCCGTTTCGGTCTTGCCAGATATGCATTGAATGGCACGGCAGAGAATTATAAATGGAAACCTATACCGCTAAGATATAAAGTATTTTATGAATATTCTCATGGTATCACAGATAATTTTACAGTAATATATTTATCTCTCACATGGTTCATAAAATTTTGCCTTGACAATGTGAAAAAGGCGTAGTATTGTTATTGTATCATTAGTAACGGATGATGATTGACAGACCATTCAGCCGGTGGATTAAAAGGTGCCGTTACACCTTCCACTGGCCGAGTGGTCTTTTTTTGTGTAGGAGTTTATTTTATGTATAAGAAAATAAAACTAAAAGACGGAACAACTATCGATGAACATAGAATAATAATGAATGCTGAGAAAATGGGTAATAATAACGTTGTTCACCATATAGATGGCAATAAAAAAAATAATAATCCAAAGAATCTTAAAATCATGACAAGGAAAGAACATTCAAGAATGCATATGAAAATCATTGCAAGCAGTAAAGAGTTTAAACCTGATGCAAGTGGGAATGCTATTTGCAGGAGATGTAAAAAACTATTGCCTTGGAATTTATTTAGAACTGATAAAAGTTATTCCCATGGAAAAGCAAGTGATTGCAAGAAATGTAATAACGAGTACCGTAGCCAATTAAGGCGAAGTAAGTTGGTTTCATAGCCTGCCGGTGCAAAAGTCAAACAAAGGCAGCTGACTGCGGAATAGTGCTGTATCGGAAAGACTTAGATGTGACGCTGGGAATGTCCAGCCATTGAGGGGAGTCCGAAATAGAATCCTTTGACCCTCTTTAATCATTTAGCCTGTGCGGTGATTAACCCTGTACATAGTGCAGGAGGTCGAAAGACCAGAAAACGAGTGCATTGTAGTATGTATATATACCTACTACAGTGAAGTATTAGTACGATGCAAATCGGTTTTTCATGGCTGGAAAGTGGATCCGGCCGAGAATGGTCAAATTGATGTTTACCGAGTCAACGCCCGCCGGAGCGCATCCGGCTCACTTTTTAGCTTGAGGAGGCTATGATGATTACAGCATATGAAGTAAGTAGTAATTATACCGACATCAGAAAAATACAGTTTTCAGGTGAAACAAAATGTTTTTATATAGAAGAAAGTGGAAGAAAAACAAAAAAAGATACGGACTGGTATAAATATTTCCAAACTTTCGATGATGCAAAAACCCATTTAACGATAAGAACAACTGCTCAAATAAATCATCTTAAATTGAAATTAGAATCAAAGATAGAAGAATTTGAAAAATTAAGACTGTTAAAGGAGTACGAATAAATGCCTATCCCAATCAGTGCAACCATCAGCGGCAGCCGATCCGGTTCCGTATTAGGTCAAAACGAATACGGCACACAATTAGATGTCTGGATGGACATTATGGAAGATTTAGACCCCGGATTTGCAGAAAAAAACGGTTATGGGTGGGAACGATTCGAAGGAAACGCATCTACAGATTTCGGTCACGCCTTCGAAAGCGCAACAATAGCCCTAACCGAACAGAAAACCGGATTGAAAATTATTGATCAAGAGCGGGTATTTGAAAAGCGACTATACCCACAAATGAACAATCTTAAAAACCCTATGATGATGAGCTGCCACGTCGACGGCATATTCTCAGGTTTTGAGCAATGGAAACACAGAGAAGGCAATCTCTATGAATTAGTCAGTGATAAAGTATTATACGAAGGGAAAACCGCCTTTGACATGGGTTTCCGTAAAAAATGGGACATCGAAAAAGACCTAATCCCCAGGTCCTACAATCTCCAATGTCAACATAATATGTACCTCGCCGACCTCCAAGAAGCAATAGTCAGCGTGTTAGTTTTTCCGAAACATCCCCAAGATCTTGTCGATGAAGGATGGGAAGTCCATGAGTATGAAGCTGATAAATATAGAATTATAAGAAAAGATGATTCTGGAATAGTTAAAGAAATTGCATTGCCCTTAAAATGGACATGTACCCTCAACCAAATGGGATACCATCACATATTCAAAATAAAACGAAACGACGACCTAATAAAAGCAATGCTGGAAAAATATCAAGAGTTCTGGGAACGTTTCGTTATCCCACGCAAACCACCCGAAGCAATGAACTTTGACGACATCAAAAAATTATGTCCCTCACCGCATGGAACGGTCGTACTTGATCAGGATAAAGATAAAAATATAATCTCCTGGATTAACGAAATCCGTGGCATAAATAAAGAAATCGGAACCGCCGGATTGATGCCGAAACGCAAAAAAGAATTGACAACAACCGTTATGAATTACGTAAAAGATATGCCTGCCGTCCTGGAAGAAGAAAACACAAATAAACTCGAAATAAAAGACGGCCAAGGGTTTACAATTGCAACATACAGCAAACAGAAAGACGAAAAGCGTGTTTTTAGGGTATCGAAGTGACATTACCAGACGGCGTAAAAGATATTACATTGAGGATAAATAAAATGAAAAGAAAATGCAAAACCTGTCTTTATTATTTTAATGGTGTCGGTGCAAATCCTTGTGAATCGTGTAAAAAGTTTAATAATTATCAGGAGAAATCAATGGAAAAGAATGAAAAGTTTGAAGAGTGGATTTATAATGAATACGGGGTTGAATATTCAAAAATTATAAAAGATGTATCTTATTCTCTAACAGATATGCAGGACTCATTCGAAGCCGGTCAGGATACTTGGAAAGATCAACCATTCGTCGGAATCAGAGAAGATCTAACATCATTAGAAAGCGTCAATGTTACATGCGTCGGCCATAAAATAAGCAAAACCCCAAACTGCCAACTATGCAAATGGCGAGAAGTAAATAATACCATGATCGGTTTTGTATCACATTGTGGAGCAATCGCAGGAAGATCCCTTGATAATGTCTACAATAATGAACAATGCCAAGCACTTTATGAAGTGGAGGACTCAGATGATTGATTACATGGTTGATTACGTCCATCAGAACACGGTATTTTATAAACAAGATTGCCCGAAAAATATAAACCGTATCGGCAGTGGTTATTGTCATGAGTGTATAAATTGTATGGGATACGATATAGTAGAAGGCTATATTTTATGCGCAATTAAAAGCGAGATAGAAAAATTATTATTAGGAGTAACGAAATGAAACAATACAAAACAAACGCGTTTTTAAAGGAAATGATTGATAGAAATCTGAAAAACCTATTTAAACCAAAAACATTTATTAAAAATAACGGTAGAAATGATACATATCGTCCATTAAAATATACATTTAAAACCGCACGAGGTAAAAGCAAAATATCAAAACGTTTCGCAATGAGCAACCTAAGATCCGAATTAAGGCGTAACCAAATGAAAGCAATCACCGGAACGCACGATATAACCAGCCCGAAATGCATTTTTAGACAAGCAATTTACCAGAAGAGCCGGGGGTGATGTATGCAAACAATACTTGAAATATCATTTATTAACGAAAACGGCGATACTCATGGGACTACAAAAACTGAAGGGTCTACTACTATAATTCTCGCTATGATTTCCATGGCAGAAAAAAGACTCGCCGAATTAAAAACGAACGTATTCAAACAAATAGCAGACAGTGAAGAAAAAGGAGAATCAGATGGCTGACATGACCGACATGTATATGACAGATGGTATCTGCTGCAATTTGTGTTCACATTTCGAAACAGAAGAATGTGTGGTTAAAAATGCTTCACCATGGAGTAGGCACTTACAATTCTGTGCAATATTCAGACATAAAGAATCAGACAGAACAATAAAAGAAGTCTTAAAAAACAAAATCAAATAAAAGGAGAATCAAATGAGTAAACAATTAGTAATCAAAGAAGAACACGTATCCGGATTCCTGGCAGAAATCAAAAAAAGCCTGGAAAACTACCACGGCGGCAGCGGTAAAATGTCCGATTTCTTACGGAATGCAATGCTAATGATAACAGAAAGCAAGGATTTAAAAGAATGCCTAAAAACCGATGCCGGAAAATCCAGTCTATGGCACGCCCTAAAATACGCAGCTTCAACCGGTTTAAGCCTGAATCCGCAAGAGGGAAAAGCAGCCTTGATCCCATACAGTGGATCTATTAACTATCAGGTAATGAAAAACGGCCTTATTGACCTTGCTCATCAGTCAGGAAAAGTAGCGTTTATCACATCTGACACCGTCCGAAGTGCCGACGATTTTAAGATCAAAAAGACCATGAACGGCGACGAATACGAATACATCCCGGCACGAAAAACCCGCGGCGATATTGACGGCTTTTTCTCAGCTATAAAATTAACAGACGGCACTTGTCATGTTAAATATATGACCGATCAAGAGGTCAAGGCGCACAGAGACCAGTACAGCGCACTTTTTAAAAGCAAACCAAACCTATCACCCTGGACAAAATCATATGAAGGAATGGGACTAAAAACCGTAATAAAAGCCCTATTCAGAAATCTGTCAATCTCCAGCGAAATAGACAAAGCCGTCGGAATTGACGACAAAACCGAATCCGGAGAACTCCGGGACGTATCAGAGCCGGGATTTACCACCCAATCCGAAGAAATAAAAAAAGACATCGAACAACCAAAAGCCGAACCTGAACCGGTGAAAAGTGAAACCGAAAAGAAAGGAGATGTATTTTAATATTTCCCTCCGGCACGTGAAAACGTTGGAGATCCAATAAACGCCGGGTAAAATCCTTGTTGACCGGCGGCGGTTGATGGCAGGCATGCCGGACGTGTGGAAAAGGGTAGTGCAGGAAAGGTCATACGCACTATAAATAGAAAGCCGGCGGTTGAGTTCCAAAATATGACGCTCAATCCATCATGGATGGTTAAATAATTTCCTGTGTGTCGTGGCGGAATAAGTAGACGCTGTGGCTGGCAGGCTTGTAAATTCACCTTGATTAACAGAATGGTAAGATAAAATCAAGAAGTGTGGAGTCAGTCAGTTTCCATTTATGCAGGGTGTAAATCCCTGTCGACACAATCTGGACTGGTTTGTCTTGCAGAGGATAGGCGAAAGCCCTGGACGGATTAGAAGACCGTATCTGCAACCGGGTAGTGATTCAATTGCCGGTATATAAGAATGAATCAATGGTGACGGTCACCAGAAAAAGGACCCCGTTAGAGATCGTAACTTGGAGCAGGTGAAAGCCCTGTTTTATTTTAAAGGGGGTACTTATGATCATATTAAATATAATGTCTATAATTACATGCGGTGTATGTATTTTCGCAATCATTTTTTGGAAACAATCAGCTCCAAGATGGCTACAAGTTATTTGGCTGACTGTTCTACTATTAGGTTTTCTGGGGGATATGATATAATGGCATATTTTGCAAACGGTACAGAAGGTGAATGCTTTGACGAACAATGCAGTAAATGTATTTTCGGTGAAAAACCGTGTCCGATATCAGCAGTACAAATGAACTTTAATTATGATGCAGCAGGAAATAAAACGGCTACAGAAATACTGGACATGTTAGTTAAAAACGATGGAACTTGCACGATGTTCGAAACATTCGAAAAAGAACTTGCAATACCTGAATATGTAACAAAACAGCAAAATCTATTTTAAAATAGCATCATAGGGGGCATCGGACATCGTGAATACCAATACATCAGCCTACAAACCACGGCTAAAAGAATATCTAACAAAAAAAGGCGTGAACATCGTAAAAGAAGGCAACATTTTAAAAATGAATTGCCCAACCCATAACGATAATGATCCGAGTGCTATTATTTATGAAACCGGTAAAAACGGTGGTACGCCGTATGTTTACTGCCCCGTTTGCGGTGATTCTGCGAAATATGATATCTTCGAAATGGCCGGTTATTTGTCATCAGCAAACACCTTCCCCGAAAAATTAAAAGATGTTCAATCCGTACTCGGAATAATTACAGACGAGTACACGGCACCGAGCGCCAAAGAGCGCAGCAGCAAAAAGAACAGCACCGCCACAAAAGGGGACTCCAAGTCTACCATGACCCCCGTATCAGACACGCTAAACAAAAAAGAGAAGATCTTCACTCAGAAACGATTCAAAGAACTCGGAGACTTCTCAAAATATGGATCAAAAATAACCGGTAATTGGGCATATCGCAACGAAAAAGGCGAAATTGAAATAGTAGATATCCGTTATGAAGGCGGAGCGAAAAAGAAAAATGTTGTATCCTTTTACTACAATGGGAAAACCGTAAAATCAAAAGGTGCGCCGGTCGTAATTTATAACAGACATCTATTATCAAAATATCCGGACCATACAATTTTAATCGTCGAAGGTGCGAAAACCGCCAAAGCTGCGGAAGTTCTCATACCATTTGGATTTCTACCGATGACTTGGAACGGTGGAAGCTCTAAAGTAAACACCCCGGATTGGTCCTGTATCCATGGTAGAAAAGTATTCTTTTTCCCTGATGATGATAAACCAGGAATAAAAGCAGCTGAACAGTTTTTTGATAGAAATCTTGCTCATTTTGCTGATTTGTGTAAAATAATTACACCATACGAAAAAGCCCGAGAATTAAAAAACTCAGGTGCCGATATTGTAGAAATCCTGCAACTAATCAGCCCTGAAGAATTATCAAAATATATAATGAGTGCGCCGTCAGAGTCCCCTCCTCAACCCGGTGCAACGGGAAACGATCAAAAGCCCCCTAAGCCAAAAGATCAAAACGACTTTGACGGCGCACCTTTTCGAATATTAGGGATTGCAGAAAATAGTCAGACTTATTTTATCGGTCGGGGTGACCGAATCTATTTTTATAAACTCGAAACCCTGACAAAAATAAAACTGCAGATATTAGCACCGGTCAACTATTGGCTTCAAACTTCCGGAACGAATAAGCTAAATGCCGACGATTGGATGTTTTTAATCGACGATATAATAGAAGTTGCTAGCAAAAAAGATTTTTCAATCGACCTTATCCGGGGCTGCGGTGCCTGCCGAGAATTAGACGGTCGAATCTGCTTTCACGATGGGATTAAAACAGTCGGAGATTACGACGAAAAACGCGTATTCATGCGAAAACCGAAAATACATATAGGCATCGGCAAAAAACATCTATCAAAAACAGAAATTGACAGAATGAAAAAAGCAGCGTTTAACCTCGCCTTTGCGACCGATTCTGATGCAATGAAATTACTTGCATGGTCCGTCCTTGCGCCTTACGCAGGTGCGTTAAAATGGAGACCACAAGCATTATTGACCGGTCCATCGGGTTCAGGAAAGTCATCAATAGAGAATTATATCATCAAAAAACTTGCTATCCCGTTCAGAATGTCCGGCGGCGAATCAACAGCAGCCGGATATATCCAGGCCAGAAATTACGATATCGGAGCGACCTCAATCGATGAAGCCGACATGCACACAGAAAAAGAAAAAATGCGCCGTGAAGATCTACTATCAATAATGCGTCAATCAACTTCCGACGACACGCCGAAATCATATAAAGGAACCGCCGACCAGTCAGGGACTACCTACATGATCCGTGATATGTTCATTTTCATTGCAATCAGCCCGGAGATTGAAAGCGTTGCAAACGATAACCGATTAACAAAAATCAGCCTGAAAAAATCAAAAATGAATAAATCCGAATGGCTTATCCTGGAAAAAGAACTACAAGCCACATTCATAGACAAAAACTGTGAACGACTGCGCGGCATGGTCTGGGATAAATTAGAAACCATACTAAAAATAGAGCCTGAAATCACCAGAAAAATCCAAGCCAGCACCGGAAAAGATCACCGTTTCGCAGTATCAGAAGGCCTTTTAATGGCAACCTGGTTAATAATCTGGAAAGGATACGACAATCCAAGCGACGAAATAATAGACACAATGATAGAGAAAAATTACGAAATGTCAGAGCCTGAAGAAAGCCGGGACGAAACAGAAGAAATGATAAACGCTCTACTTGAATATAAAGTTAAAGTGTACTTAGAAAAAGTAAAAGAGTTTAACGTCCTGGAAGTACTAAAAATCATCCAGTCCGGCAAAATGTACACCGGAAACGATCAGGATAAAGACGGCATGGAAGATATCGGCAAAGAAACAAAACAGGCTTTCAGACGGTCGGTAAATAATATCGGTATCGGCCTGTCAAATGGCATGTTGGCAATCAGAAATAAACATGCAGAAATTATGAAAATAACCGGGAAAACATACGGTTATAGTAAATTATTAAAACGTCATCCGTGGTGCGTTGATCATCAAAAAAACGTTGTTTTTGTAGACGGCAGCAACAAAAAAAGCACGGTGATAAAAGATATATTAGAGGAATCCGAAATTCCTTTTTGAAGGAGATTTTTATTATGATTAAAAAGATTTATGTAAGGATAAGAATATTTATTTTATGTATAAAATGGATATTTCGAATCACTTTAGGCGACTCAGTAAAATATAAAGGTAATAAGTATATTGTGCATAATGGAGTTAGAAAAAATAGTTGGAGAATTGAACCGAGCAAAGGATTGCCAAATGATGGATGGGTGAAACGGTCTGAATGTTCGAAAATATGGAGTATTAAGGGCATAATAAGATCATTTAAAAGTGCTAACAGGTTTTATTATATCAATTGGTACAGCATATGGATAAAAACCGGGATAAAGAAATGGAAAAAAGATATTCCATCAATATTCTAATGGAGGAGTAAATGAGCAATAGCACAGAAAAAAACAAGCGTAAGGCGTGGAAAAAAGAAATCCGAACTATGGCCGGTCAGGATGCGTCAACAATGGCCGATCAAATGAAAATAGTCACGGCAAATCTAAACAAGACGAAAAAACAACTATTATTCTACCAAATCGGCTTTTTTATCCTACTGCCAATGTGCGCCGGATGTGGTCTTGTTATTTATTATATGAGGGGGTTGTTGTGAAAACGGGGATATATGAAATAGGCAAGGTTACTTTGGAACCACCCGATTATGAGGATGATATAGAAATTTATGTAGATAGAGATGGAGGATATTCAGTATTTGTAGATATGTACGATTTACAAAAATGGTTAAATAAAGTAATTGAAGAAAAGGAGAAAGAATCATGAGATACCTAAAATCAAGAGACCTGACACAAAAATGGGAAGTTCCGGAATGGTTTTATAATTACTGGAAAGAAGTACACACCGGACCGAATCGCTTTGCATATTTACAGGCAGTCAGTACGGGTAACGGCAAGAAAGAACCATTTGCAGGACATTACAATTATAAACAATCAATAGAATGTTATGTTGATTATCGGGCAATGCCGCCACAAGTAAAGCTTGTATATAATCCAAAATCAGATACATATTGCAATTTTAATACCGGTACATGCTGCGGATTTCTCGGAAGAAAAGATATTGAACGTGCAGTATGGGAACAACACCTTGACGCTAATAAATTGATTGATTTTCTGAAAACAGCGGATAATGTTAAAATGCTCGATCATCTTCCTACTTGGAAAAATAACGGCAACCTTGTTACTGATAACAGCGTAATTATTGCAGGTCAGTATGACGAAATAGGACACATTGCTCCTGTCCCTGGATACGGAAAAGACGGCGATTTATTCGCAACAAATAAAGGATCAAACGATCGTGACGGCATCCGTAAATTAGCAGGAAAAGATAAAGATACTGCATTTTACGCAAACATTGAAGATATTATATTTTTTGAGGTGTACCGATGATCAAAGATAAATACGTAGCGTTTTGTGCAGAGGATCATGATTATATGACCTTTAAAACATTTGAAGAAGCTAAAAAATGGCTTGATAGTCAAATAGAAATTGCCACTGAAAATGGTGAAGGTTTTAATGAGTCAACAATGTATGGTGAAGATTTTATTGCCAAGATAACCCATAGATCACATTTTAATGAGACAGATAATAAATCTAATTATCATGAGCATACAGACACCTGTCAGAACAGTTGCGACGAGGAAATCTGGGAATATGACTATCCCGCCGTTGGAAATATTGAATATTTGCCAGTTAAAGAGGAAGAAAACCCATGAAACTAACCGTACCAACATTAGAACCGCAAGAACTCGACCGACTATATGAATTAGGTTTCGGCACGCCATTTAATATGAATGGTTTTTCAAAAAAAGAGGCTGCTATGTTTGGATATCGAGAAGGATACAGGAAAGCATTAGAAGATTTATCCGACGAAATCCGGCGGGAAGTGACCGGGATAGAAGAATAAATAAGATAGTCAAAAGGGGGCTAAAATGCAAATTGAAGTTATGGAGAGAACTTACGAACAATATTTGGAGGATAAAAAACAAATCGGCGGGTATCATGGATTTGAACCGACTTTTTACCCTGATAAAATGTTTGACTTCCAAAAATCATTAACAGAATGGGCCGTTAAAAAAGGCCGGGCAGCTGTATACGCGGATTGTGGATTGGGCAAAAGTATTATAGAACTCGCCTATGCTCAAAATATTGTCGAAAAAACAAACGGAAATGTCCTATTGTTAACACCTATCGCAGTCGGTCAACAAATGATAAAAGAATCTGAAAAGTTTGGAATTGAAACCGGCCGATCACGTGACGGAAAAATAAAAGGTAAAATTACAATTACCAATTATGAACAGCTTCACCAATTTGACCCGAATGATTTTACCGGCCTTGTCTGTGATGAATCATCTATATTAAAAAACTTTGCCGGAAAAACAAAACAATTAGTTACTCAATTTTCCAGGAAGATTAAATACAGATTATTAGCAACCGCAACGGCTGCACCAAATGATTTTATAGAACTCGGGACCTCATCCGAAGCCCTTGGATATCTCGGATATATGGACATGCTGAATAAGTTTTTTAAGAATGATCAAAACAACTCGGCAACAAACCGCCGCAGCAGATTTACAGAAGCTACAAAATGGAGATTAAAAGGTCATTCACATGATCACTTTTGGCGATGGGTTACATCCTGGGCTCGTGCGATAAGATCCCCGTCAGATTTAGGATTTTCCGATGAAGGCTATAATTTACCGGATTTTATCGAAAATACTATTGAAATGAAGCTAAATAAAGCACTTCCAGAGATGTTATTTGCTATCCCGGCAGTCGGATTGAAAGAACAAAGAGACGCTACAAGGGGTAGTATTGACGAACGATGTGAAAAAGCTGCCGAAATTGCCAATAAATCAAATGATTTCTGCGTTTTATGGTGCAATCGCAACGCCGAAGGTGATCTACTGGAAAAATTGATACCCGATGCAATCCAGGTCAGCGGATCCGATTCTGACGAAAAGAAAGAAGAAAAACTAATGTCATTTTCAAGTGGTAAAACCAGAGTCCTTGTAATTAAGCCAAAAATTGGAGCATGGGGTCTAAACTGGCAACATTGCAATCATACAATCTTTTTTCCGACTCATAGCTATGAGCAATATTATCAGGCAATGCGACGTTTTTGGAGATTCGGACAAAAAAGACAAGTCACCGCCGATATAATTTACACCGATTCAGATGTCAATGTTATCGATAATTTACACCGGAAAAAAAATCAGGCTGCGGAAATGTTTGACCGATTGGTTGCAGAAATGAATAATAGTTTATCTTTGCAAAAAACGAATGAATATATAAATGATATGACTATTCCGAGTTGGATTTAAGGAGATTAAGATGATTAAAGAAGAAAAAATAACAAACGACTATGCAATATACAATGGTGACTGTATGTCAATAATGAGAGACCTACCCGACGAATCAATACATTTTTCAATTTATAGCCCGCCGTTTTGTGGCATGTATCACTACAGTTCTTCCGATGAAGACCTATCAAACGCCGACGACTACGAAACGTTTTTCGAACACTACGAATATATAGTAAAAGAAAAACACCGGATTACAAAAAACGGCAGATGCACGGCAGTTCATTGCATGGACACCCCAAGCGGAAATAGTGGAAAAGACTCATTGACAGATTTTCCAGGAGATATAATCAGGCTCCATCAAAAATTAGGCTTTGATTATATCGGTCGTCACATGATATGGAAAGAACCTTTGACAGTAAGAAATCGAACAATGCAACACAATTTATCACATAAAACTACTGTTGACGATTCTACATATGCCGGTGTCGCCTCTGCTGATCAATTGTTAATGTTCCGGAAAAAAGGCGAAAATATAATACCTGTACAACATCCTACAGGATTTAGTTATTACGCCGGTGAAAATAAAATGCCTGACGAAATCCTAAAATATAAAAATTGGAAAGGAAAACAAACAGAAAACCGATTCTCTCATTTTATCTGGCGAAATTATGCCTCTTGTTTTTGGGATGATATCAGACTTGATAATGTATTGCCATACAAACCCGGCAGAGATAAAGACGATGAAAAACACGTCCACGCTCTCCAATTGGACGTAATTTACAGAGCTATCGTGCTCAGAACAAACCCCGGCGAAACTGTTTTTACTCCTTTTATGGGTGTCGGTTCAGAAGTATATGGAGCGGTCCAAAACGGTCGCAAAGGTATCGGAGCCGAGCTAAAACCTTCTTACTTTCGGCAGGCTGTTAGAAATCTTGAGAACATCAAATATGATGCGGTTGAAGATCACCCGACGCTGGATTTTTAAGTGGATCTTAGACCATATCAAGACGCATTATTTTTAGATACCAGAATCGCATTAAGAAAAAATAGAGCTGTAGCAGTACAACTCAACACCGGCGGCGGAAAGACTCATATTTTCGCCGCAATTACTGCTAGTGCATATGATAAAAAGCATCGTATATGGATATGTGTACCGAAATCAGAGCTATTATGGCAGGCTTCAAAACATTTATATAATAGAAAGATCCCTCATGGAATAATTAAGGCAAGTATGAGGGAGTCAAACGCTTTTAATGTGCATGTAATATCTATGAGTACAATTAAACGCCGGATTAAAGATGGTAAAATAAAGAATTTTCCATCACTCATAATTTTCGATGAAAATCATATAGAACTATTGGGTCAAAAATATATAATTGAAAACTCACCGCCTACTACTAAAATAATCGGATTTAGTGCAACTCAGGAGCGATACGATAAAAACTTTCTAAAACACTGCAAAGCGATTGATTTTTTTAACTCGAATATCTGGAAAGATAAACCCAAATATAATGGAATCTATGATGTAATGGTCAAAGGACCACCATTAAAAGACCTAATCGAAATGGATTACCTATCACCTTTTCGCTATTTTTCCCCGCCGATCAAAGGACTTGAAGACCTGACCCGGCGCGGTGCTGATTACGACGAAAAAGAACTTGATCAATTATTCAAACGTAATCAGGTATACGGAAAAGCGATCCAACATTATAAAGAACTTGCCGACGGGAAAACATGTTTAGTCTATTGTAGGTCAGTAAAAGCAGCTGAAGACACCGCCAATCAATTCAACGCCGCCGGTTATAGATTTGCATCAATTGACGGGAAAATGACCGACAAACAGCGAGCAGAAAGAATTGACTCACTTAAAGACGGCACTCTGCAAGGTTTGACAAGTTGTGACCTTATTGCAGTAGGTTTGGATGTTCCTAATGTAGAATGTATTATCATGCTCAGGCCGACATTTTCAAGACCTCTATTTTTTCAAATGGTCGGAAGAGGTATCCGTGTTTATCCTGGGAAAAAAGACTGTGTAATCCTTGATCACGTCGGAAACGCACGCGAACATGTCGTTTTCGAACCTGATAAATCACTTTATGAACTCTTAAATGTTGAATGGCGATTCTGTGGAAACGAGCCGAAAAGAGGTAAAAAGAAGGGTAAAAATGCTATTATATTGCGGTTTTGTGAAAAATGTTATCAATATTTTGAGGGATCATCTTGCCCTTGTGGCCACACAAAAACACCGTTAAAATCGAATATCAAAGAAATCGACGGCAGACTAATAGAACTAAAAGGACCCATCCCCCTCCGCGACCGCCCCGAAGAAGAAAAACGCCAATTCCAAGACCTGATATCCGCCGCAAAAGCCGCTTATATGGCAGGCATCGGAAACGCCGAAATTGATTACACACCGATTAAGGCTATTTCAGATTTTGCAATTCAGTTCGGTTATAATTGGATGTGGATTTATCATAAATTAAACGAATTGGAGTACACCGTAAATGTACCTTTATTATCAGCAATTGCCCATGTGAGAAAATATAAAGGATATTGGATAGTAAAAAAACGAGAGTATCTACAAAAACGAAATAGACAAACTCAGGAGGTAGAGATATAATGACAACCATAAGCCGAGTAACAAGAAAAGCAAGAAAAGAACATAAATGTAATTGGTGCGGTGGAGTAATTAAAAAAGGTGAAAAATATGATTATTCTGTACATGAGTATGATGGTATTTATATTTGGAAAAATCATAAATACTGTATGGAATTAGTTAGCATCCTTGACATGGATGATGATCACGAAGGAATTACAGAAGAAGATTTTTATGAATATGTAGATGAATCATTTATTGATAATTTCCCAAATGATACTAATAAATATAAAACATCAGAAAAAGCCCTGCTATTATATATAAAAATTGGTCAATAAGGCCACGACTTAAAAGCCCGGTAATCCTGAGCCGAAACGATATAAAACCAAACGCTATCAATCGGCTCAGGTAATTCCTTAACAATCCAACAATTAAAGCCTTGACCAGTCATATTTTTTATAAAGGTCTTTTGACTTTTCCTTAAGGTCGGCGACTGAATAGTCTTTATCTCGAAAAACTCAGTCTGTCCATCTACGAAGCATACATAATCAGATCCACCCCCGCAAGACGGCAAACCATACTTTACATGCTCAACGCTGGCATATCCCGAATTATTCTGAAATAAAAACCCTCCGGCATACTTCGATTGCCTTTGAAACCATAAATTAAACCGCTCCATTACTTCCCAATGATCCATATCCGTATTTTACACTTTTTTTCAAGTTTTTTCAACTATTTTAACATATACCGTTGACATATAACAATGACTGTGGTATATTGGAGATAGATCAAATGAAGGAGTCAAACGGATGACAAGAAAAGCTTTATTATTCCATACATGCAAACAAATGACAAAAGGAACAAATTATAGATGGTCTGTTAAGACTGTTGACGGTGAAACATTCAAAGCGGTTGCTTTTACAAGTGAATCAGGTAAAGAAAGTTTTATCGGAATTGACTTATTAAAAATGTGGGCTTAATAAAAACAGGGCTGTTAATTCAGCCCTACATTATAAGGAGAAATTGATGAATCATGAATATAATTTTTTTGGAGATATAAAACATCATTACAGTAGCCCAGAAGTGGAAACTAATATATTAGGCGGTATCGGTTGGAAAATGAGCAAACAGAAAAGAGCTAAAGCCAGAAGAAAAAGGAATAGAAAATGACCCCAATAACCCTAATAGCAATTTTAATCATGTCCGGCGCAATAATGATCTACCTATACGTAAAATTCATAGATTTTTTGGTGAAATATCGGGATAAGCAGAAGCGTAAAACAGATGATATATTCAGACTATTAAGAATGCCGCCACTAACAAAAGAAACCTATGAACAATCAATAGCCAGGAGTGAAAGGAGGAACAATGAAAAACAAAATCAAAAACGCTAGATTATGCCTTGGATTAAATCAGGTACAATTTGCAGAAAAAATGGGAATTACCCAGGCGCATGTATCCCGGTTAGAATCGGGGGAGCGTGAATTAAAACCGGGTGGTTCAACTGATATATTGCTTGATGTTATTTTGAAGGTGAATAATAATTTTTTTAAAAAAGATCAGTGGAAAGTTTTAAAGATTTTAAATAAAACCGCTGAATGGTCTGGATTGTCAAAAATCGAATGCCATGATTTATATTATTATATCGTAAAATATTGCCCGACTACAATAATTGAAGTTTATAAGGCATATATAAAAGTAAAAAAATATGTCACTTTTCAATCTTTTATTGATTTCATCTATGAATCGTCACGTCGTGGAGTTTCAGGAAAAGAAGCAGGCGAACAATTAAGGAAAACTTTAAAGGAATTATTACATGATTGACAAACTAATCGAAAAAGCCAAGAAACGGCACAATGTAGAAAAAATCTACCCGCTGCCACACCGATCCATGGTAGAATGCTATGTAGTTGAAGATGGAAAACATATGCTGCATTATCACCTAAAAAACGAAAAAACCAGTCATATGGTTGTTATTGAGGAGGACGCATGACACTATACGAAAACATAGAAGCGATTGAACTGGAATTGAGAAAAAGAACATTATTAACAGATAATTTTGACTTGAAATGTGATTATTTAACAGCAATGTTGCAATTCAGAAAATATCGAATGAATCTGAGTATTGAAGATGCTCAGACAGTAATTTAAGGAGATTATGATGGAAAATAAAATATTTACGTGTCCATGTTGTGGCCATGAAACATTAACTTATGAAGAATGTGAACTATGTGGTTATAATCCTGAAATGGATGATTATTATCATGACGGATCTACTTTTAATGATTTATTTGCTACGGTAGATGAAGAATGACAGTCATAAAACAAGCCCAAACCCCAAACAAAGCCGGATCAACCCTGAAAGCCGGGATAAAATTGCTCTGCACCTGCATGATAGAACATTCCTTTGAAGATCTGCAAACCGATGCAGCCTATACAATTATGAGCCGGGATGTCAAAAATCTAAACGAAATCGAACAAAAAGCCCTGACAAAAAAAGATAAATCACAGAAAGCATTGTATAATAAACTCATCAAAGCAAACGACGATTCCCGCTACTGGTTCGAATCCGGCGCCATGAACGTATACGCCATAATAGTCGGATTACTCCCGGAAACCGTCCTGAAAGCATATCATATGAAACTTAATGGAGAGATATTGTAATGAATTATTTTATAGAAATAGTTTTAATTAGGGATTGTATTAATAATATGATAGAAAATCCCCCGTATGAGTTTCAGCAATATGAACTTGATGATTTAAATGAAGCTTTAAAAAAATATGAAAATATTGTTGATGAACAGATTAAAATGGCTGGAGCTATGGATATATTATTAAAAAGCAAACCCGTTCAACCAGTAGAAGGATCATAATATGAAAATGACAGAAGATTATTGTTTATCTTGCGGTAAAGAGATGAGAAAATGGATTGAGGGTCAGGAATGGAATGAAGAAACTGGATTATTAAACAAAGAAAGTGGCAACTGTGTTTCGATGTGTATAACGGATGGTTGTATTGAGCAAGGAATAGTCCATCGTGCAATTCAAAATCACAATGATATCAAAATTGTTTCCAATATAACAATATAAAACACCGCCAACGAGCGAAAGGAGAATGAAATGAAAAAACTAATTTACACTTGCATCGTACTATTACTATATGTAATGTGCGCATGCGAACAGCAAACAATCCCCCTAGAACCCCCAGTAATTATCCACGAAACCGACGAACTACCCCCGGAAACTCCCCCGATTGAAGATCCTCCGGAAGAGATAGAAATACCAGAACCGGAAGAGGATCCCGTGATAGATGAACCCGCACCGATACTATTTGCCCTATTAGACGGTGACACGCTCAAATTTTGGGATGGTGAAAACCTGATAGATAGCTACATAGGATCAATCAAACAAGCAGGATTTAGAAAATTATCAATCGACGATGTAATTTACTGGTTTGACGATCAAGCAGAAGTTGAACAATCCGCATGGTTGCCAGTATTACCCGAGGCAATTAAGGCCGTGTCAAATGGCCTGAATCCAAGAGGTGACATAATCTACAATGATGACATCTGGACACTCGAAGATATCCCACCGGCTGAAGCTCTTGCATTAGGTGCAAGGTATAAACACTACACAAGGATATTTTTTAACAATGAGAATATAAATACCTGGTATCTCGACGAATGGCAAGTTGACCATGTGATTGAAACCTTAAGCGGTCATATAATTGCAGTCGGTCCACTCGGTCAATATCACAATCTGACCGACGATAAAGTAATTGAAACAGCCTACGACGGCGGGATAATGACCTACAATATGGGAACGGAGGAGGGTTACATAGCAGATGAAACAGGAGAATATTATATTACATGGGAAAGAAACTACTTTGACCATTCAGTATGGCAAAATGCTAACGGAACTTGGTATACTGAAAATGGCTACACTTGGACTGCCGCCGATGGGATCACAAGCGCCGCAAACTCTTTATATGGGTTCAACGAATACGAAAATTACCCCGATTGGTACGATGTTCCTTATGGAGAACGCCCGTATATCCTAGCCGTTGGAGTACGTGAGGAAAACGGCGAAGAAGTAACCTACTGGATTGAAACCGTAACCGGTCAATTATACCGACACATTCCAAGCATCGACCGCCTTGAAGTAGTATCAGAAATCTACCCGGGAACTAACACAAGATCCGGCGCAATTCCTTATTTTGACACCCTAAACCCGGAAATAATAAACGAAAAAATATACTACCACGAATCCGGAATGATAAAAACATTTGATTATTCAACCGGATTTATCAGCACATTCTCCACCGATCAAGAGATTATTGTATGGTGAAACGCTATAAAGAAGGATCTTACATTTGCTACGGATGCGGAATAAAGTTAAATAGAGATTCTCATGATATTAGAACATGGGGTTATTTATGTCCTAACTGTAAAAAAACCGATCTTACTTTCCATAGTTGTTTTAAATGGAGTGATAACTAAAAAGCCCCGCCGAAGCAGGGCAAAAGGAGACTATGACCGGGGGATATCCTCGGTCATTTTTTTATTTATATTTATCGTCTGCCTTAACGACTTCTGAGGTATACCATACTTGAGCTTTTTCCAACGCCTTCGCATCCCCTGTAATCTCAAGCTTACTTTTCATAGTAGCCGCCTGACTTTGTAATCCTTCAATTAACATATCATATTCGGAACTTTTTTCCTCTGAAGTAAGATTATCAAACCGCATATCCTCGAATTGTTCAGGACTGACATCTTTCATCAATGGACCGCCTACATTCTCACCTAATTTGTCAACCTTGCACAATTTACCGTCTTTGACAAACTGAACACCTCTCAAATCTGCTACAGGTTTTTTATCAACACCGAGTACTTGATTATCTTTTTCTGCCGTCTTTAAAAGATTAGAATACTCATAAAACTCATCATCAGTAATACCTTTTTCACCTTTTTTAGCTTCAAAATAAACGGCGTTTTCTTTCCATATTTCTCTTTGTTTGGCGGCGGCAAGTGTTAATAAATCGATATGCTGATCTCTTAATTGACTAATTTGTTCATTCCGCTGCTCAATTTCATATTGCACCATAGATAATTTTTTCATATCTTTGTTTTTATAGTGCAATTTAGAAGATTCAACAAGCGCAAGCCGATTCTTTAAAAGATTGTTTATCTCAGTCAATTTAGCATCGGCGACCTTGTTTTCTTCCGAATATAATTTCATGTCTGCTATTTTCTTTTTTGTTCCTTCCGGATCAATACAAGTCTGACCAAATCCATCGACAATATCAAATCCATCAATTTTTTTTACTATTATTGTTTTCATATATCTATGTCTCCTACATACACATTTTTCATGTGTGTTAATATTTAATTGCAAATTGGGTTGATCGGTTGTACATTCGTGTTTCTACGTCATCTGTTTTTGCAGCATTTGGTGATGTAGAAGTAGAATTGTCAAAATCCAAATCTATATTATCGGTATTTCCTCCGACCTGATTAGCGGAAGCAGTAGCACTATTAGTACCAGTAAATACTCCATTAAATAATGTCCATGCAGTACGAACATTTGAACCAACCTGAACTTTCCCTGTAATCTTCTGCATAGCATCAACCTGTAAATCACCTAAAAATCTACTTGCACCATCTGGGTCAATTGTAGCAGCCAAATCAAGACCACGAGAAACAACACCTCTCGATTCAGGAAGAATCAAATAAACCCCGGCGATATTCGGAATAGTTCCGGCAGCATCGTCTGCCCTATAAAAAGCACCACCGGCGGCTTCTGCTGCGGCGTTATTTCCATCACCGACATAAACATTTGCGTCAAGTTCCGGATAATTTGCCCTGAGTATTCCCTGACCGTTAAGTAATAAATATCTCGCTCCATATGTGGCAGGATCGACATTTAGATTCCATTCAATACCTATACCAGCAGGAACCTTATTATCTAATGCCTCGACAATCTGAGATGCTCCGACCGCCTCAGTCACACCATCGGGACTAAATCCCTCACGGGTGAAAAGCTCCTGCATCCATCCCCACTCGAAATTGTCAATCGTCGCGGCGATAAACTCAGTTCCGTCCGTCGCCCCGGCTCCTGTTGCATTTTTACCTGTGAATCCGAGCGGTCCCGAACCATTAAAGTTTGCCCATACACTGCTAATAACTACCATTGTCTCCCCCCTGTAAGTAATCCTAATCTAAAAACATCATACACCATGGGTGTCTCCTTTTTACGTATAATTAACTATAATTCCAGCCCATGAATGAATAGGCTTGTATTTTAAAATAATTCTTTCGAAAACTGTTCTTTGCTCCAAAGGAATATCAACGCTTGCAATCGCTGTCAATGCTCCTGATCCGTCACGGGTTGCATCTCCGCCGACAAAAAAGAAAAACGGCCAACTGTTAGGATCGTCAGGAATTGGATAAAATATTTTATCCTGCCTGTAATCGGTAAAAGCTCCGGCGAAACCTTCCGTATTTCCTGCATACATATTATTTGCAACTGCCGTATAATCCGGGACCTGTTCGAAAATATTGCCATTTACCAGCAAATCACCGCCTGTTTTCCCGGCAATTGCAGTACTTGCACCACCACCCGATGGAACAAACCCGGCAAAAGCATTATCCCCACCGGCAACCATAAAAGGCACCGAGTTTAAAAATATATCCGGATCAACTGCCGGGCTATTTTCATGTACCTGAACAATAAAACCGGCATCATTTAAGGCTGTTTGTAAATCATCTAAACTGCCATTATTATCAACCTGATAAACTAAAACGGCTAATTGCATCCGGCGCACTGTTTCTGATAATCTTGTGTCAGTTACAATTCCATATTCTTTTTCGAGGTCTGGCAATAAATCGATATGAACTGTTAACGGGTCTCTAATATTACCGAGAAATTTCATAACATCTGCTACAAAATCGTCATTTTCACCCATGGCCTCAAGTAAATTATCTAAATCTCCATCCTGTTCGACGTTCCAAATTGAACCTTCAGGATATAATGCATCTAATACGGCCCTCGACAATCCATCAGACATAAGTCACACCGCCATTTTTCGCTAATTCATTTTGATTTAATTGATATTTTGGTACATCTGCACCGACACTAAGCCCGAAAATAGAGGTCGAAACATTACCACCGGCGGATCTTACGACATTATTAACAACTTCACTAACTGAGTTTGATGTGATTACATCGTTTTTATCAAGTGGTGAATCAAGACCTTCTACATATGGCGATGTAGCCCTAAAATATAAATCAAGTGCGTCGGAAATGTCAGATTTTACCTGTGCTTCCTGATTTGCATCTACTACTAAATCAGTGATAGTTACAAAAAAAGTAGTCCTTGTAATTGTTTCCACAAATAATGTATCGTCGGTTAATCCGAGCGGTTGCCGGGTTATTCCTGTATCCGGATCGGCTGTGATTGATTCCCGGACTTCGTCAAGTAGGCTTTGTGGTGCTATCCCGTCCGGGTCAATTGATGTTGTAGCCTCGATATATACAGTTCTTTGAGGCGGTTGTACCGTAGAAGAGAATCCGATAGGGAGTGCTGCAAAAGGGTATGCCCTATCAACTCCTGCGACCTCTTCTGACCAAATCCTATAATCTGCGCTATTTCCTCCGCCTGGGATTGTTCTAATCTTATTAAGGACTCTTGACCTGTATTCATCGTCTGTTTCTTCCTCCGCTCCGGTATTTGTAATTACTGTAATTGTTGCTGTAGATTCAGCTCCGACTACTGGACGGCCTATTGTGAGAGTATCAGAAACATTAAGATTTCCAGCGGTCCCGAGTGTTTGAGCTGTAAGTTGTAATGTAGCAACTCCGGCGACTGCTGTTACTGCCGCATCAAGACTGTATCTTATACCGTTTGCATCACCGACAAAATCAACGTTAATCGGGATTATAGTATCGGTCACGGCTGGTAATGTAGCTGTAAAAGTGGCAGCTTCGGCGGCGCGTCTTGTTACGCCGTAATTATTACCGATCGTTGTTAAATCGTCGCCGGTTGCTGTTAGTGCAAGATTTTGTAGTATTCTTTCAGCGGCAAATTTGTATAATCCTATCTGCTGCGCTGCTTGGAGTGTTGCTACAACCTTGTTAAAAGCCTTATTATTTGCCGGGGTTGTGGTGTTTGTTTTACTCTCGATATTAGAGAGATTTTGTGCTACTAATTCGGCGGTTGTCGGTGTTTTAAATGGCATCCTGCACGCTCCTAATTTCTATTGTGGTCATGGATCTACCCTCTTATGCGCTGGATCGGCGGCCTGATTTATCCAATTTTGACCGTTACGAGTCAGTATTATTTCCTGTGTATCTTGACCCGGAGGATCGATTAGATTTGTGATTTCAAGCCTGTCATATTCGGGATTTAAAACCGTGGTATTAACTTTTCCGAATGACGGATCATCGAGCGCATTTTCGGCTGCGGTTTGTACGTCGGTCAACATTTGCAATGTAATAGGTTTTTTGGTTTCGGCTTCAAAATTAGATCCGATTTCTTGATCCTGATTTTGTACCAGTGAGTTTCCCCACCATCCGGGAGCTGTAAATAGTGAAATCATAGCAACGTTTTCTAAACCCTGATCCATAACCGGCTGACCGCCTTGATATTGAATTGTTGTACCGTCTGCTGTTAATATTAACTTAGGATCACCTTGAAATCTATCATTCATTGTTAATCACATACTCCTTACAAGGAGGGATTTCTTTGCATTCCTCATATTCTTTATCGTCAAATATTTTATCAAGAAAGTTTGTGCTGTCTGTAAAACACTTTAAAAACTTTTTACAATTTCCGCATTTTTTCATGGCATCCTCACTTTATCTGTACCGGTTGTTATTTTCCCGGTCAATGATGTTGGTATCGGAACGGCAAGACCGAGCCCTGCCAGAATTGCAGCTGCTCCTGATAACCATGTCCAGAATGTAGCATCTTCCACAGGTGTACTTTTAATGGTATCGTCTTTTCTGGCTGCATCTTTACTATCACCATTTACATGTATTATACCAGTTTTTAATAATTTAATAAATGCTTTTTCGACTCCGCCGTTCGATGAATAAATCTTGCTTTCACCTTCTTCAAGTGAGCTGTCAAAATCAATCCCGTCGTTCTGAGATGGTGCGATTTTCCAGGCATTACCGGCTTTTACGACTGTAACAATTGAATTATTAGGCGGTACTATCTGCATTCCTGCAAAAGTCATTGCCTCGACACTCTGAATGTCTCCTGGTCCCGAAATTTCAACTTGAAGCATTAAAACTTTCTGTTCAGAGTCTCTATTTGTTTTTACTTCGAACCCTCGGACTATCCCTGTCACGGCTGCAATCCTTTATATAATTCAGGAAATATTTGATTGTTAAAATCTTTTTTCATTTGCTCAGCCCTAAGTGCATTCGGTGATGTATCTCTTAAAATTGGTTGTAAAATTGGAGCTTCTGCATTTTTCATAATGTTTTCTGTAACCTCAATATCTATTTCAATTCCTTCTATTTTGATCCTCATTTGATTGTCTCCCAATTAAGCTCTATTTCCTCACCGCTATAAACTTCCGGCGGTACTAATCCCAATGTTGTCACATTTCCGTCGGCGGTTTGTTGATATTCTACCTGTCTGATTAAAAAATCAAATCCGTTCGGTACAAATATTTCTGCACTGATTACGGTTACTATTTTATTCTCACGCCATAAACTACCGTCCGGTGCATATAGTCCGGTCACCGGGAAAGGAATTGTCAAAGCTTCGGCGTATTGTTTTGAACGTTTCCAATTTGCTGCATCCTGAATATTTCCAGTTGTGGTATTATCGGCTTTAAATGTCATAAATCGGGATTTCGGGATGTTTGAATCTACTGATACGGCCTGTTTTACTGCATCGCCGGGGCTTTCTCCGATTGCTCTGATAGAATTAAATAATTTTCTACCGTCAAAGTTCGCACCCCATCCGAGAGGTAAAGGACTTCCTGATCGTAAAGTCCCGACTGATTTTCCGTTGACATTTGCACGGGTAAATAATAGATCACCGTTTGGAGTTGATGAAATTAAAATACCACGTTGAAAGGCGAGCTCTGATAAATGGCCGAAAATAGTATCTGTGATTTCTCCTACTACCCGGTCAAATTGTGGGTCACTATCGATATTTTCAAATACTGCTTTTATTCCCATGCCTTTAATTGTGCTGTTTACCCGTTCTTCACCTGTAATATTTTCCTCTTCATATGGTTCCGGCATGGTTGAATCAATTACATCAGCTGCAAATGAAAAACCTGTTAGGACAATTGTCAATCCGGTTTCGGTGCTTTGCGGTTGAACGCCGTAAAGTGATCCGTTTATTATTAGTTCGTTTCCAATATATACTTGAGCTGGGGTATATGAAAAAGGGCTGATTAAATTGTCAAACTCTGGATCCTTTCCAGGTACCCATGCCAGAGAACATGTCCAGGCATCGGCGGCGGTGTCCATTGTGCGTAAGATTCGGCATGTTGAAAATGGGATTTCTCGATCGCCTAAAACAATTGTAATTTGGTCTTTTCGTTTGTTAGTTATTTTTTTTGTCTGCTGTTCTGATTTTGTTTTTGCAAGTTCAGGGATTGTGAGAGTATCACCGGTGTAAACAAATAGCCGTCCTGACTCTGGATTTCTATTTCTTCCCTGTAAAAATGGGTGAATATCATCAAGATTTCCGGTTTCATATCCGTATGCCTGTACCTCTATTGTACTGAGATCGTCGCCGCGTTTTACTGTATATTGATATCCGGGTGTTGGTAGGTTTTTAAAATTAGGCATGATTATACCCTGTTGTTGTTAACGGTTCATAAACTGAAAAATATAGATAATCATAATATCCTGTAGTTACAACTTGGCTCATTCTGTATAAACAGTAAAAATTATCTATTCTTTCTACAAATTCCGCGTTATACATATACTACTACCTCAAAACCTGGATTAAGTAAGCGAATTTCATTTCCTTTCAAATTATTTGTGCTGATAAAAAAATCTAAGTTGCTGTCGTCTTCTCCGAGTGAACCGTATTCTTTTACTGTAATTTCTATCGGGCTTCTCGGTCGGGCGATTATGAAACGTTTTTCGATTTTCAGGGATAGTAATGATTCTAAAAGAAAGTTTATTGTATTGCCGATTAGTAATATTAAATCATTATATGTGTCTGACTGGCTAAAATATTGTAGGTCAATGTCGTTTTCGTCAAAATTGGATTGTACTGCATCGAGTCCGGTTGTTATGTCTGACAATAATTGTGTGAGATCTGTGACTGTTTGAATTGCTGTAGTTCTGGTGTCAATTTCTCCGGATGTTGCGATTTGAGCGGTGGCAACCAAACATCCGGCTAGTGTTAATTCTGCGGCGTTTGCGGCGTTTTTATCTTCATCTCTTTTTCCGGTTGGTAGTATCGCAAGTACGGATGTTACAACATTAACGATAGCTGCGAATCTTGAGCCGATATCTGTTATTGCCTGTATTGGGGTTTGAATCAATCCTACTACCTGACTTGCAAGTGCTATTTTATTTAATACGCCTGTTACGCCGCCTGAAATTGTGCTTGTAATTCCTCTTGAAATGGCAGTAAACTTGCTTAAAATAGATGGGTCCTGAGTTGCTATTGCTGTGAGATTGGCATTTATAGCTAATACGCTGCTGTTGATCATTTTTGTATTTGCTATTTGTAATCCAGAAGTATCAAGTTTTATTTTTGCGTCGTATTGTGTCGCTATTGCTATATTTGTATCAATGGCCTGTGAGTTTATATCATTTGCTAATTCTGCTGATGTTGTCGGCTGTGTTCCTGTTTGAACTACTGCATCTGGTACTGTATTTTCACCCTGGCCAACTTGAACACATTGGATTGAAAAGACTGTTCTATTTCCGTCGTCAATTGGTCTGTATGTTTTTGAAATATTTGTAAATTGTACATAGATTTCACCTTTTGACGGGTGTACAATTGTCCATACTCCGCGTTGATCACATGATAAATAAAACGCTTCGCCTTCGGTGTCATTATCTTCGCCGTCGAACCAAAAAGATAATGACGGGAAACGGTTTGACTGAATGCCTAAATCTTGTACTACTGTACCGTTAAAATTGGGGTAATTAAAAATCCCTACATTTTTTTGTTTTGTCTGTTCGTCGCCTGCCCATTTTGCGCGGTAGGTGTCGCCATCGGGGGAAGTAAATGTAATTTCCGGTCTTAGTCGATCTTGCCAGCTCATTATTGCACTCCCACGTCACCGGTAATTAACGGTGTATTATTGGCTTGAATATTTGCTGTTGTTCCGGCTGGTGCGCCGTTAATGTTGATATTTCCGCCGATATTTAATTGCATTTGAGCTTCTACTTCTGCCTGATTTGGTGCTACATTCAGTGGTGCTCTTTGGCTTAATTCTGAATCTCTTTCGAGTACTAATGCTTGTGCTTCTCTAAACTTATCTTCTCTGCCTTGTGCTTCTGATATTGATGTGGCTCTATCTGCTTCTAATAGTTTTTGATCTTCTATTTTATTTGTCTGAGCATCAAGTATATGTTTAGGTATATTTAAAGCTCCCGATACTTTTAAAGCTACACTTGATATACCTTCTACTATTTTTAACAGTGGGTCTAATCCTGGGATTGCTGCTGTGATTATATCAGCCATTGCTGATAATGTTTTCTTTAGTATTTCTGGGATTCTTTCGATTGCAGAAGTAAAACTGAGTACTGCTTCGTCTGTGTCCCCTTTAAATAATGATAGTATAGTGTCAAAAATATCACCGAAAAGTCCTTTTAATTCTATTAGTACTGGTGATACTGTGTCAATTACGGTCTGAATTACACTTGCTAATCCGGGAAATTTTTCCTGTATTGTTGTCCAAACATTATTAAAAATTGTACCAATGCCTTTCCATATTGTTGAAAATAAATCTTTTGCATCTTCCCATGCTTTTGTAAAAAACTCGGTAGCTCCAGCGGTATCACCCTTAAATAATGCAATAAATCCTTGATAAATTGATTTTATTGTGGTTGTCACTTTATCAAAAACGAATTGTATTTTACCCCAATTCCGGGAAATAAAACTTATAACAGTTCTAATTGCATCGGTAACCGGTTTTAAATCAATATTTCTGACCTTATCTGTAATGAACTCTATAGCGTTTCCGATGTCGCCTTTAAATGCATCAAAGAATTGGAAACCTACTTCGATTGCTGCTGATTTTAAGCTTGCTAATCTGTTTTGAAGTGAGCCCCTCATTACGTTTGCCATTTCAAGGCTTGCACCAGTGGAGTTTTCAAGTTCTGTTCTAAATGATCTTAGGTTTTCGGTTCCTTCTTGGAGTAAAATATTTATTCCTGTTACCGATCGAGCACCGAAAACTGTTGATAATGCGGCGGTTTTTTGAGCGGTTCCCATGCTTGCGGTTGCAGTTTCAAATTGACCGATTATATCTATTACATCTAAGAAATTGCCTTGTGAATCCTGGGTAACAATTCCTAATTGATCCATCAATTCGGCGGCTTCTGCTGCTGGATTTGCCAGCCTAAGCATTACATTTCTTAGGCTGGTTCCGGCTTCTGATCCTTTAATACCACTATTTGCCATTGCCCCGGTTAGAGCGTTGAAAGTTTCCATAGATTGACCGGCGGCTGTAAATGCTGGTGCTCCTTTTTTGATTGATTCGAAAAGATCTTCCATTGATGTATTTGTGCTGGTCATTGTTGCGGCCATTACATCATTTTGTCGGGTGAAATTTATTTGTAATTGTTCTGCATCTTCTGTCATGAGACCAAATGCACCGAGTGAATCACTGGCTATATCGGTCGCTCTGGCAAGATCGATATTTGCAACGGTCGCAAGATTAACAACTCCATCAAGAGAAGCCATTGCCTGTTCTGCTGTAAATCCGGCCATTGCTAAAAAATCTAAACCTTCGGCCATTTGACCAGCTGAAAATTGCGTTTTTGAAGCTATATCACGGGCTGTTTCTCCCAATAATTCAAAGGTTTTTATTCCGGCTTCGGTTGTCATGTCGAGCCCTTTAAACTTTGCGCTTGCTGATATAATTGCCTGATCAAATGCTACAAACTCAGAACCGACCGCACGGAGTCCACGGCTTAAAAGTTGTACGCCTTTCATGATTACATTTGCGCCGAGAACACCCTTTAAAACTCCGCCGAAAGCTTTTGCACGGCCTGACATTTTATCAAATGTTTTCGACATGCGGTCTTTAGATTTAAATGTTGTGCTTACTGAAAAACTACCGGCCATTATTCCCCGTTTTGTGCTTTTTTTACTGCTTTAGTTTGTGCGTCGGCAATTATCTCATGCCAGTTATTCCAATCTTTCATTTCAAAATAACTCATATTGTTTATTTCTACCGTCGATACTCCACGGTAGAAAAGATTTCCCATCATTTGTGCTAGTACCGGGACTATGTTAGCAAAAAAACCATACCCAACATCTCCGCGACTTTGTTATCTACTCCGGTTAGATTTTCTATCAAGCCCTTACCTTGTTTACAAATTGAATCAAGAAGAGCGTATACTTTCCCGCGCTTTTCATTTTCGTCAAAACCATCTGTGGCGCGTCTGGCTTTTCCTCCGATTATTCCGTAATCGAGTGCTTTATATTCTCCTGGTGTATCTACAAGGTGTTGAGTGATTTCGCAATTTTCTTTAATTTCCAGATATCCGAGGCGTACATATTCTACTAATGCCTCAAGTAATCCGCTGATTGTTCCGTTATCTTCGCCTTCGATATCCTTGGCTTCTATGTCATATTTCTTGCATAATTGTTTTATCTGTTTATATGCAACTTCGTCTGAGATTTTAAATTTTTTTTCGTTTTCAAAAGTGAATCTGTTTGTTAGTTTGCGTTTGGCCATTTTATCAGTCTCCCAAAAAATAAAAGGTTTAAAAATATGCCCGGCATACACCGGGCTTAATCTCTACCGAGATACCGCATTGCGGTATTATATTCCGAATTGTATCCATATTCCGGATGCTGGAAACATTGACACGTCAACCCTGTTTTCCATACTGGTATGTTCTGCAAGATTGATCCATCCTGGAGAAGAAAACGACGAACCGTCAGCATAAAGAATTGACATCGGTATATTGATGGGGCTTTTTGCTGATGCTTCGAGAGTTTTTAATAAAGTTGTGCTTACTATCAATGTTACGCCGGTTAATTCTCCGGTTAATTTTGTGACTTTTTTACTTGATCCGCCGGAATGCCTGACAGCTTCATTTAACACTTCTGGTGTTTTGGTTATATCTGCATCGGCGGCAACATCATAGGGTACTAATCCTATGCTTACACTTAAAATACTTCCTGATCCCATATCATTACCTCCTTAACTTATACTTGCAAATGAGATATCAAACTCACTTGTCACATTAAATATGCGGACATTTCCGCTTAAGATAAACTGAATTACTGCGTCAAATCCGTCACCGCCTGATCTAATTGCTAATCCTGAAGCAAGAGAGTCAATAAGCGTTTGTGCTTCTGCAATCCATGCTTTTGATTCAAAGGCTAATGCCAAGGCTACGAAATCATCACGAACAGCGTTTAAATCTCTTGCGTCTGCTTTTGCTGTGATATCTCCCACTTTTGTAACATCTGATACAATCGTTTTACCCTGCCATTTTTCACCGGAAAAGTTAAGCGGGATATTGTGATTGATATTCTGCAATTTTGCGATGTTTACCATATCACGGTAACCGTTATTGTTTTGACCTACATTATCGGGGTGATACATTGTGATTGAGTTTTGAATGTATACAATTCCCGATTTTATGATTGTCGGACTAATTCCGGCTTTTGCTGCAAGGTTTCTATTTGCATCTGAATTATTCCACCGGTCTGATTTTACGCCGGGGTCAATTCCAAGTAATGGTCTGTCGTTAAAATCCACGGCTGGATTTAGAGCCGAAACGCCTTCATTTTCGGCTGCCCATAGTGCGGCGATTTCTGCCGGGTGAGATTTTGAGCCGGGGACTGATATAATACCGTTTCCGCGGTCCTGTTTTCTTGCGTCTCCGATTGCTGCAATTGCTGTAAGTCCGGCTGCTTGTACTGCGACATCTCCGAAAACTGAGGTAAAAGGTTTGTGTACCAGTTTATCCCATAGGCCGTTGAAATCATTTCCTTGACCGATGTAATTTGCAATTGCGTCAAGTGTTGTTGTATCTACCGGGCTTGCTGCTCCGGTATATCCGGATGCTATGATTTTTGTGAAAAAAGCTTCATTTGCACCTTCGGCAGTTCCGAGAGAATCGAGTGCGTCCTGGACATCGGGTAATCCTGATCCGGCTGTCATTGCTGTGATTGCTGATACTATTCCGGTAGGTGTTACATCTCCGGACTGAATATTAAGAGCGATGGAAATGTTATTTCCCCATGGTCCCTCTGATTTTGAAGTAATTACAACCTCAAAAGTGACCGCTGTTTTTGTTGCTGTTACTGGAAGGCTTGTATCGGCGGCGATTGCTGCGACTACTGCGTCTGCAAGGCCTTCTACGTCCATTCCTGCGGTTACTGTTATAGGTACAGATATTGCACCTATATAAAGTGCAAGAGTTCCGGCTAATACTCCGGTTGATGTTGCAAAGTCGATTTCTCCGGCTGCTTGTGCGCCTGCTGGTTCTGCCTGTTGGATGTACCAGACTTCCCCGGTAAAAACAGAAAAAACTTTTACTGCTAATCGGTGTAGCATCCAACCGAAGCCGGTTTTACTGCCGATATCCTCTGCACTTAATGCCAATAACGGCGAATCAAGTGTGTTTGCGGCCTCTGTAGTCGGGTCGCCGGTTCCGATAATCAATAATTTTCTCTGGACATTCTCGGCAGCAGGTACTAACTGAACATTTTTTACTCCTGCTGCATTCGCGACTGCCAGGGAACTGGATGTAATTGTAGACATCTTATCCTCCTAATGTCCCTTCCGAACCGGCTTGATCCGGCTGGTCGTCTTTAATATTTGTTGTTATGTCAAAAGTCGTTCCGAGTGTACCGGTCAGACCTGAAACAGTCTCTGTCATGGTAATACTTATAATTATACTACCGGGTAAAACTAAGCTTTGCCCTTTTGGTAATGGTTGACCTTTTTGTACTTGGTCAATCCACATATCACGGGCTGCAAAATTAGGTAAATCAAGGTCATGATTTCGGGCATCCATTAAAACCTGATATACATCGTCAAATGCTTTGTCCCATGCATCGTCACATTCATCTGATAAGTCCGGCATTGCTGCCAGTGCGGCGGCTATTTGTGGCGCGGTTGACGCTGGATTTGTTAAAACTGATAAATCAACTTCGCTGTTTTTTGCTACTGTAATTTCTGCCCTGAAACTTGCATCATGTTTTTTATCAGTCTGCATGCTTCCGCCTGATTTCGGGAAGGATCCGGACTCATAAAAAAGTTGAACTAATGGTAAATCAACTATATTTACCGCCGCTTTTGATTGTCTTTGACCTCCGACAACCTGGTAATTAGTTCCGGCATTATCTTCAAGTATTGTTTTTAATGCTGTTTTGACCGTTCTAAATGTCATCATGCCGATTGTATCGCCTTAGTTGGATAAAATCTGATCAATCCAAGTGACCTTCCGCCCTCGGGTGCGCGAACGTTTGATAATACAAATTCTTCTCCATCTTCCGGTATTACGTCGGAATCAGGATCAAGGGAAAACTCAAGAAGCCAATTTTCATCGGCTAAAGGTATACGTGCAAGAGAAGCCCTTGCCATTGTGACAATCGGCTCTGTTACTGTTATATCTTCTCCGGCGATTGGGTCAAACTTGCGGAAGTCGGACAGGGTTGATACTGTTCTTAACGCTTCGCCTGTGACATTATCTGTATCATATTTTATTCCGTCTGGCGATGTTAGTCTTATAAGCATACCATAATCTTTTATGTTTAATTCCCGTGCATCGGCTGCCGCAAGGTTTCTTAAGTTTCCCATTGATTACCTATTTTTTATCAGTCTGAACCGTTGCGGGTTTGACTGCTTTTTTTGGTTTTCTTGCTTCAAGTTGCTTTTTCCGTTTTTCCACTTCTTCCGGTTTTGCATTCTTGATCCGCTCTTCTTTTTCTTTGGATATTTTTTCATCGAATCCGGAGGGCATTGATTTGCCCTTCGGATATTCTCTGTTGCCTATCCATACTGTTTTGTCGGTTGAATCGGTCATTATTTAACTTCCTCAATTGGTTTCTTTGTAGCCGGTTTTCTCGGCGCTGGTTTTTTAACTCCAACTTCGGTAACTTTGCCTTTTTCAATCATTCGTTTTAAGCGTTCCGGTGTGAAAAAATCTTTAGGGACTTCTTCGTCGTTTCCTATAGTGATTTCTTGCTTTACTTTCTTATCTTCACCTTTGACGCGTTTGATTGCTACGCCTCGGCCTGTCCATATTAACATTTAAGTCTCCTTTTTTGTTTAATTGTGGAGCCTAAGCCCCACATTATTAACTTACTACATCTTCCAACAGTCCGAAAGCGTCGGTCTGAGTTGTCGGAAAAATTGGAGCTGATTGAGTTCTGATTGTAACTTTTTTCCAGTCATTCGCTACATATGCATCACAGTGGAACATTCCGGGATTTACAACATTTGAACCGCCTATAAGTTTAGGGGGCATTGGAGGTGCATCCGGGTTAATCCCAAAAAGTTCAGAATATAATTGTCGGCGTTGTGGGATCATTGGTAACATTTCAGGAGGTCCGAAATATCTATCAGCTCTTGCAGTGCTTGCACATATTAAAACGTCGGTTAATGTCATGTAATTTACAAATGTGTCGGAAGAGTTTGTATAACCATCGACATATGTAAAAAGCCATAGTTCGTAACCTTTTGCTGTTCTAAGTCGTCCACGTGGATTTAATCCGGCGTTGACAAATGGCATAAACTTAGCTGGTACTGGAGTTCCCATTCCAACTTCAATAAGTTCAAATCGTCTATTGTCTGCAAGGTCTTGTATATCTGAATCATCAATAAATGCCTGCATTGCTTCGCCGCCGAGTACCATCATATCGGGTTGAGTATGACCGTAAATACGGATTGCATCACAAATGCCGTCAATATCTGCCATAATTGTTTGACTGCCGGAGTCCCATTCATTGGAAGGGGTTACTGTCAGGTTTGTATTACGACGGAAATCATATTGTAAATCAGTATCAGAAGTGCCGATTATTGCATCCTGCGTACCGGTTAAAACTGACTGCCAAGCGAGAACTTCAAACATTCTCACGGTTCGGCGGATAGATTCCATATGGATTCTTGATCCTAATTTTCTCATGCGAGCCATTCTGACATCTCTGTCGTACGGACTTTCACCGGCTTGTCGGTTTAAAATCTGATTAGCGTTTATATCGCCTTCTTCTTCTGAGAGCGGATATTTTCTGCTAAAAGTTGTATACTTTCCGGCCTGTAAGTTTTTCTGATTACTACCGAGTGACCGCGAAACCATGCCGCGCGGTATCAGTGCTGCTATTTTTTCATTACCACGGATAATGTCGATATCTACGTCATTCGAATCCGGGCTGAATATTGTCTGGCTTCCTGCGCGTCCGAAAAAAGTTTGTCCGGCAGTCGGGACCGCAATCACTTCGCTTTCATCAAACTCACGAGCCATAAAACGGCTAAATAAATCTACTGTATTTGGTGTCATATTTTCAGCCCTCCTTATGCGTTTTCATAACTGTCTATATCAACAGTTGATTCTGTAAAGATTCCAAGAGACCTAAGCTCTTGTTCTACGGTTAATCCTGACGGTAAAATTGATGTTAATGCCAGGCTATTTTCAAGTACTACTTTTCCTGATGCTACGGTACAGGCACCGCCAACTAATACGGGTAATGCAGCTACATCACCGGCTACCATTTTTGCAGCTGTGATTGTTGATCCAAGATAGATACCATATACTTCTGCGCCGCCGTTTAAGTCTGCGCCGTCAAGAGGTATCAAGTCACCGTCTACGGTTACGACGATTGTAAAAAGGTCAGCTACTTCAAAATCGTTTGCACCGTCGGTAAGTGTGAAAGTAATTCCGCCGATGTTAAAAATTGTTGCTGCTCCTGTACTTGCTGTCATTGCAAAGCCGGTTTCAATTATTGCACCGTACGGATCTTCAAGTTTCCATACTCCGCCGTGTGCAACTGCTGTTAAACAGGTTAAAATGTAGTCGCCGGTAATAAGTCCCTTAGCATCTGCTAATTTTGCAATTGCTGTACATGTTCCATCTGCTGCACCGCCTGCGGTTAGTGTCCCGGTTGTGGCTACAGTATTTTTTCGTTTACCGAGTACTGTAAATGGTGCGAAAACTGCGGATCTTCCTGCATCCTGTTTTAAGATTTCTGAATCTTTAGAAAAAGACTCTCCCGAAAGAATAAACGGGGTGTTATTTAGATTCTCTGCTACTTGTACGGTCATTTTTCACCGTCCTTTGACTGTAAAGCCAGAATATCAGCTTCGGAGCTGATCATTCCGTCGGTGTTCAGGTTGTGATTTTCTGCTAATGTTTCACCGGGTTTGTCGGTTTCATTTTTTGCATCGGCTGACTTGCCTTTTTCTTTGAGCATATCAAAGGCTGTTACTGCTCCGTCAAGTGCGGCAATATCAGATTCTCCTTTCAATACTTTTTTTGCAAGAGGTTCGATACCTTTGTAATTTTCGTTACCGATATAATTTACAGTTGCATCAATTCTTTTTTGTGCTTCAGCTTTTCCAGACTCTACCCCTTCGGCCTTTGCGCTTAGAATTGCGGCGTTATAGGCTGCTTTTGCATCGGGGTTGGAATCCAAGAATTGCTTTAATGACATTGTCATTGTACTTGTACTCATGGTTTCCTCCATGTGATCCCCTTCCGGGGTAGTATTTTCAAGATCATACGATCCTGTATTATTGTCGGCTGCGAAATGGTCTACATCTTCACTGCCTTTAATTTTTGATTCAATGTGGTTAATTACCTGGTCCTGGTTTAATTGGATATCTGCAAGACCAAATTTAATAGCATCCTCAGAAATTAAAACTTTTCCGCTGAGATCCTCTATTGATTTTTGGGTTAATTTATTTGAGCGCTTTACAAGGATTGATTGTGTGAATACTTTGAAAATTGCGTTTAATTCGTCTCTTATTACTTCTTTTCCGGCTTTTGTTGTTTCGTCCGGCCATTTTTGATCGCTGGTAGTGTTGGTTATAACCGTTCTTTTGATTCCTGATTTTTTATCCTGATCATCTCGGTTAACATATTCAACTACTACGCCGATTGAGCCGAAAAACCCGGTTTTTGATACGCTGATTATTTCATCCGCTGCCGATGCAAGCCAGAAGGCCGCACTTGCTGCCATATCGTGAACGGCTGCGGTAGTTGGTTTGACTGCGCTTAGTATTGATTGAAAAGTTTGTTCGCATCCGGAAACATTACCACCGCCGGAATTGACATCAAAAAGGATTGATTTAATCAGTGGGTCTTTCTCTGCTTTCGCAACTGCTTCTTGAATAAATCGATAAGTTGTTACGGTTTCGCCGAAAAACCCGGCGCAGATGTCAACTTTATTGACAAGCATTCCCGCAATGGGAATAATTGCTATTTGATTTTGAACTGAGTAAAGATTATCTGTTTTTTCGGGATTAAAATCATTTACTTTGATTTCTTTTATAATGTCTTCCCTGGCGGCTTTTGCATCCACTTCGGACATCTTAGAACGTGCGAGAATTATTTCACTTTTTACTTCTGCGTACTTTTTTGCCTGTTCTTCACTAAGCAAATAATAAAATGGTCTCAATATTTCCCCTCCCAGAGAACTATTTACAACTAATAATACTATGTTTTACTATTTCTTGTCAATAAAAAACTTTTTTACACTATTTTACATTTATTTCTTAATATACCCTTGACATATAATATCACTGTGGTATACTGTTATTAGATCAAATAAAAAAAGGAGTCACAAGATGACAAAGAAAAATAAAACCAAAGAACAGAAAATAAAAGCAATCCAAAGATCAATTAGAAAATTTGGAGATCATGACGGAAAGAAAAAAGCTATCTTAAACTCAATAAGATAAAAACCATGACGGTAATCGGCTAAAAATCCCCTCCCAGGAATGCCGGTTACCGTCATGGTTTTATTGTAATAGCTATTTTAAATCCTGTAAATCCTCCGCCGACAAAGCCAATTGCTCCGCCGGTTGCGAATCCATGCAAAAAACCGGTCCAGTAATCATTCTTCTTGTCGTTTTTTAAGCTCTGCCAGTAAAAGTTTATCGCGGTCGATGATTCGTCTTTCTTGTTTTGCAAGTCCTCTCGATTTTTTATCGAGGTCTCTTTCTGATCTAATCCTTGCTCTCTCTTCTCTAAGTTCTTCTCTCTCTCGTTCAATATCAACTCTCTCTCGTTTGCTAATATCTCCCTGGATTCTAAGTTGTTCATCAATTCCGCTAATATTTCGCTGTCGGTCATGTTTTCCGGATCCGGTAGATCGTCCGAAAATGAATACGACGATACCAGAAATAATAGCACCGATGCCAAGAAAAATAAGTTTAATTTTTTCATTCATGATACCCTACTTTTTAAACGGTGCAATACCGAAACACAATGCAGTCATTCCGGCCAGGATATAATATTTTTCCTGATCTACGATTTTAAAAAATGTAGCTGCAAGGAAAATTATCAATAATAATGTTTTAAAAAATTGTTTCATATAATCCTCCGATTAAAATATAATATTAAAAAGCCATCCTGCTATCCCAAGAAGTAACGTTATACCGATCATCCATGCACCGTATCGGTCCATAAATGATTTCTGTGCTTTATCATGACCTGTTTCTATTCCTTCGGTCATTGATAATTTTTCTTTGATTTTTTTAATATCTGTATAATGTTGATTACAATGATCAAGCGCCCTGTCAACTTTTTCATCAACACGGTCAATTTTCAAATCATAAATTTCTTTTAAATATGATTTAGTGTTTGTATTTCCGTCTTCTACGGTTTTTGTGACTGCTGATATTATTTCTTCTTTCATTTTTAATAGATATACTTGAGTTTGAGGATCCAACACATTAGTACCTCCATTATCATTATTTCCCATGTCCGATATCCTCCGTCTTCTCATTTTAACATAAAAAAAGCCGAGTGACCATCAACGATGATACACCCAGCTAAATCGGACATATCAACATTAAATCATATATTTTTACATATACATTTAAAGGTCACATTTTTATTTAAAATATCCTTGCTTTAATAGCTTATAAATCAATTGTAAATCTGTCACACAATCAAAATCCCGTCTTACCCTGGTTATTCTTTGCCTCATTGCATCGGCGGAAAAATAAATATTTCCTAAGTTGGCAATCTCTTTATATTGGTAACCGGCTACAAGATATTGAAGTATTTCTCTGTTTTGTTCGCTTATTTTCGGGTCCTTTATCATTTCTGTTTTTTTGGGGTGGATTAACAGGTAGTAGATTGTTAAAACATATGCATACATCATCATTAAACTAAAAATATTCATAACTGTTAAATCTAAAATTATATATTTAGTAATAAAGGCTATTATTGTTAATCCTGTAATTATTAGATTCGTTTTGTATGAATTATAAATATATAGGGAAAAACAGATAAAAATTATTCCTGTTGCATTTCCCCTTTGCCCTGATATTGTGGCAAATAATCCTACAACTACAAATAGTAAAGCATTTATTTTATGTGATTTATTATTTCTATTCAGAAAAAAATAAATAATTCCAATTATCACAAAAGGAAGAACATAAAATAAATAATCTATTATTAGTCTATTTCCTATCAATAATGTGATAAAATTAAATAGGGAAAAAAATATTAAAATAAAAAAATTAACATGTCCGATTTGTAATTTCATTATTACTCCGTTTTAAGCGACCCACCAATCTTTAGTAGATACAGAATCTTTATATTCAGGCTTAATTTCATTTTCAAGTTTCGATTTTTCAGAAAGTGCTATATTTTCTTCATGGTCTACCGCCCTGTGTTGGCATATGGCAATACCGAGTTTTAAAATTACTTGTTCAGTTGCTTCTTGAACTCCTGCATATGCTCTTGATAAATTATTTGGATAATTCTCGGCGCATAAATAATTTTCATCTGCCTGTTCTTTATCAATTACTATTTGCATTTCTTTTTTAAAAATCTCCGCTAATTCGTCCGCTAATGTCATTCTGTCCTCTTTATCTCTTTTTTGTCCGACTCTTTATTATTCAATCCAGTTTGCTGCTATTACGCAACGCGCCGGACTTGCTTCTGTATTTGTTAACCTGAACATATGTTTTATTGATTTGTTCAGATTGGTTATCGTTGCCCCTTTTGTAGATCCTCCAAGTATTGCGGTTGCTGGTATCCCATCTGATGGTACTTCAAACTCAGGCGGTAATTTTTGACCATCTTCTATAATTGTTGGATTCAGCCGAATAATCATACCGCTTTCTTTGTCGCTGAACTCATTACGATTAAAACATTCAATTATAGTTCCATCTTCTTCAACACTTGATCCTGCATATAAATCTATTTCAATTGGTCCTGCTCCGAATCCCTGAAAAAAAACAGGGAAGAAAACAATAAAATCGTTATCACAGGCGGAACCGTCAAAAAAAATATTAACTACTCCCGAAGTCGGAATTACAAACCTTTTTGATATACTAAATAACATAATATACTCCAGTCTTAATTGTCCGACTCTTAATTGTTATGGTAAGGGGTCTAAAATATCAAACCATCTTTCATCTTGTACTCCTAAATGTACCCCTTCTGCAAAAATTGTCTGCTCTGAAACTCCTACACTTAAATTGTCATTAGTTCTCACGCCTAACCGGTCGCCCTCGTTGAGAATTACACCCCAGGGGCTACCAAATTTTGTCAGGGTTAATCTTGATTGAAAATATTGAGTTGTTGCGCCGATTACGACAGGTTGAGCGTCAAATGCGTATCGTCCCCAATCCTCATTTATTTTAATCGGTAGTCCATTTGTTACATTAAATAATATTCCCTCACGACGATAAATTATTTTTATTCCATTGGTAAGAGCTGCACCGTTTCCATATTCGCCTGATGCTATATTGCCATTTGCAAAAATATGAACAATAAATCTTCCAATTAAAAGTCGTTCGCCTGGCAGGGCTTCAACATAATATTCTTTTGCTGCAAGGGATGTGTCCTCATTTATATTTATAACACCGCTCAGATTAACGGGTAATCCGTTACTGCTTATTGGCCTTAAAAGTAACGGGCTTGATTTTTGTACATCTCCGCTAGGCATCGTCATCGTCCTTTTCTTCTGGTTCGTCCGATTCTTCTATTCCAGGTTGTACGGCCCATGGTGGTACCGGCATTTCTGGAAATAGTTTTTTATTTTTCTCTATATTTGTTTTTGCGTCACTGCCATTTAGTGCGCGTGATTCTCGATCTAGTGTTGTTAAGTTCATTTCAAGATTTACTTTTCTTGCGTCGGCTTCTTTTTTCGGGTCGATGCTTGGTAGTGGTGCGCCGATCCATTTGATATTTAACCATGCTGCTCGAAGTATTGGATCTGACCATCCGGGGGCGGAGATTCTACCGGCTGCGATTTCTTCACTTAACCAGCTTTCGAAAATAGGATTTAAAAAGTCTGCTGCCATTTCTTCGCGCCAATATTCGACGACACGCCAAAATAATAGTAAAGTTGCCCTTGAAGCTGAATAATTATTAGAAAACTTCATTAAAACAACTTCTTGAGATATTCCGAGTGATGCTGCGATACTTTCTGAGTATACAGATATGAACTCTTTGAAATTGTCGGCTGGTGCTTTTGTGTCGAGTAGTTTGAGATTATCGCCTTGCTCATTTCCGACTACTGCCACACTTCCGGGTGTATCGAGGGCTGCTTCTGGTATTCTGCAGGCTTCAAAAGATGCTAAATTGTTTATTATTTCTGTGCTTGTTTCTGTTTGTGTATTTATTGTTGTCGATATCTCTTGTTGTATTCCTTCAAATGGATTTCCTGGATCCTGCTGCTGATTTTCTACCGACAATACAAGATTTGATTGATTGATTGCTTTTTTCAAGATAGACATTTTAAAATCGGTTATATTTTCAAACTCTTGTAGTGCATGTGCTAATCTTGGGAATCCTCGGCCTTGACCGGCATATTCTGGATTAAATCCGTGAAGCATCATTAAACGGCCTGATTTTGCGCCTTTTCTTGGTATTTCTACGTTTTTATATGATCCTGTTTTTTTTGAATCGGAAAGCCATACTTTATATGCTTTTTCCGTGCCGTCCGGGTTTCTGATTATTCCATCGTCATAGCCGAATTGAGTAAATGAAGATGTCCAGGCGGACCCTCTGATTTGATTTGGATCGATGAAAGAAAATTGCAGGGGATTTTGTAGGGTTCTTTTATTTGAATAATATAAACGGGTTAATATGTCATTATCCCGCTGCTGAAACCATTGGTATAGTCTTTGAGCCTGGAAAAATGTTAAATGTCCGGCGCGATGTTGTTTTTTATCTTTTGCATATAATTTGAAACGGCGTTCAACTTCGTTTCCCCATTCTTCGGCGCGTTCCGGTTCGATATTTAAGATTGTATGATCCGGGGATACTTCCGGGACTAATCCGATATCGACGATTGTATCTGTGAATCGTTCGACTGTGCTTCTGGCTTCAAGACTGTCATGCATTGCGTCACGTACATTTTGCCTGAGTGCGAAATGATCAAGGGCTATTGTGCGCCCGGATGCTGATAGACCATAGTCCCATTTTGCCCCGCCGGATGCTGACCCGGCAAATCTGCTGTTTCCATGTCCCGAACCGGTAAATGCTTTTGGTTCGATTGGTACGCCTAAATCATTTAATGCTTTATTATAATCAGCATTCCATTTTTGATCTTTTAAATTTTGTTTTAAGTCGTGTTTTGCCTGGTTTTTTGGACCGCGTGCCCTCTTCCTTAATTTATCTAATACGCCCATGAGTCCTACTATTATATTTTTTTCGTCTTAAATTTAGGTTTGTCAATGCTCTGCCGTTTAATTTGCGCAGTATTCGCGCTTCGTCGGCTTCGAGTGATGATTGTATATTATAGAGTTCTTTTAATGATCGTCTGATTGTTTGTTGTGATCCTTCACCGGAATTGAAACGATATTCTTCAACTTCGCCGTTTTCAAGTGCGGTCAGTATTGTTGCTCTGATTGCTGTTAATTGTGCTTGTATGCTTGCAAGGTCTGCTAAGTATTTGGTTCTCAAATATGTTGGTAAACATGCCATAAGTAACTATATATCTAAATGGCTGTGATTGTCAATAAAAAACGCCCGGGTGAGTTCAGGCCCGGACGTTAAATCAAATTAAGGAGGTTCTTTGAAAAAAACTTCATCTACTTTTATGATATCTTATGTTTTATTGTTTGTCAAATGGATTTTACAGGGCTGAATTAACAGCCCTTTTGGTTTATGCTACTTGTACTACATTTAAGAATTTAGCTCCTGAATGCCAAGCGCTCCATGTTTCTAAAGCATCGTTTTCAGAATTACATTTTTCATATATGTAGTATGTTCTATTATTACAAACTAATTTGTAACCTTTATTTGTTTTGTTAATTTCTTTATTTCTTATTGTCATTTTCCTTACCTCTTGATAACAGTATATCACACTGACATAATATGTCAAGGGTATATTAAGAAATAACGTAAAATAATCACTTTTTCTTCATCTCCGAAACCCGCGAAGCCTTAAGCCGTCCGATTAAATCCCGATGAGTGAATAATTTTTCTGCCTGTTTTCGGTGTGCGCCTTTTTTTACGTATTCTTCCCGTATTCTGGCTACATATTCGTCAAGCCAGACATCAGCTGCACAGAGATTATACACACGGATATCAAGAGCTTCATTTCTTCGGCCGCCTGCGTGAAAACTACCGTCGATATGGCGTTCTTCTGCAGATAACATCTTGAAGTAATGATCTGGATAGTCTAAAGGAAATTCCATAAATCGGGGGCGTTGTTCTTCGGTGTTGACCCGCTCTACTTTTAGTGCTGCGTAAATTAGGCTTTTGTAATGGTTGGTTGATATGGTAACTAATTGTTGACCGTCTCCTACTTTTGTCTTGGAATATTTGGAATAGCTGCGGTTTGTCAGTTCATCGCCGAGTTCTTTTAATTTTTTCTTTAGTATCTGATCCCCTTTAATTGGGTAGAATCCCTGGTATTGATCGCAAAAATCGTATACTGTGCTGGTTCGCTCTCCGTCTCCTGAGTCAATATGTACCCGTTGGATTGCTGTTTTTGAGCCGTCTTGTCTGGTGTATATCAGTCCTGTTTCGTTTATCCATTCGCGCATTTTCTCCCATGCTCCGCCGTCTGCATCGTGGGTATGGCCGTAAAAGACTTTGTATTCGATTGAGAAGGTACGGTATCCGTGACCGTGGCCGAGTACTTCCATTTCTAAGCGTGGAAAACCCATAAGCCATATATTTTTCCCTTCCTGGTTTAATCGTTCCATTTCGGCATCAAGGTCTTGGTCTGATAGATTTTCGTATATTTTCTTTCCGCGCTGGACATCTGCACCGGCTGTAATGAATAATACATCACTGGGGACTTCCCCGGATTTGTAACGGCCTCTGAGTTGTATTATTTTTTCTATTTTGGGACGGGTGCCGGTTTCGCGGTAGGGAAGTCCGAGATATAGATTTGTAAACGATCTCATTCCATCCGGTTCATCTTTAATTTTTAAATATTCCTGATATAATTCTGTCCAAGACATCATGCCTACAGGGCTGTAAAGTGATGATAAATGATAACTCCTGTAATTTGGGAGAGAGCTTTTTACAGTCGGGACCCATTCGCCATTTTTCAACATATAGTTTTTATGATGATTTCCTAATAATTCCTCGCACGATTTACATTTATATCTACAGGTTTTTAAATAATTATTTTCATATTCGGGAACTAATTGGTCAAACTCTAATTTTTGTTTTTCTTTACAATGTGGACATGGTACTAAAAACTCTCTGCGATCTCCTGCTTCCCATTCCGGATAAATTGCGGATGTTTCTAAAAGTGTAGGTGTGGAGAAATCCATTATTTTTTTACGTGGTCCCCATGCGTTCGTACGGGCTTTGCTTACATTAAGCCAGTTACCCTCACCAGTTCTTAACTCCCTGGGTGCGCCGTCGATTTCGTCACGGATTAAAATACGAATAGAATTAGATCTTAATTTTGCCGGGCTTTGTGCGGATGCCATAAGGAGAAAACCACCTGTAAACTCTTTGCTTTTTGATTTGTCTCCGGACCGTCTTGATTTTTTATTTTCGATTTGTGCTGCAATTTTGTGACGAAATCCACATGAATCGATTAAGGGCTCAAGTCGTTTATTGGCCCACTCTTCAAGTAAATCATCTGTTGCGGAAATTAACATTAACGGGGCCGGTGATTCATCCATCCAATAAGCCAGAACATTTTCAGCTGCTGCGGTTAATCCAATTTGTGCACCTTTCATAATTGATTGATGAATTATCGGACTGTGAGGACTCATATTGTTTATTATTTCGATTGCATATGGTGTACGCATATTATCCCATCTGCCGGGAAAAGGAGTATCGGGAGGTAATAATCTTTTTTCTTGGCAGTATTCGGATATAGATTGCCTGGGTGGTTCTGATGGTCTCAATAGATTTTGATCAATTAAAAAATCTATATCTGTCATGCTGTTTGCTGTCCGTCAATATCTGTTTTTGATTTAACTTTTTTCAAGAATGTATTTAATTCTTTTTTACATCTATCGATCAATTGGTATATTTCTTTTTCAAGTAATTGTTCAATTTGTATTTGTATGGTTGGATCATCAACACCGAGTATAGCAGTTATATCCGGGGCTGTTTTCGCTGGAAGTTGTAATAATTCTCTGCTGTCAATTGCGTGGAGTTTTCTAAATACGTGCGAAACAAAATCACGGTCTATCAATCCCTGCTCTTTTTCTTTTGTGATTACGTTTACACGTTTTATATCTGCATCGATTTTTTTACATTGTAATTTATATTTGTCGAATTGATTTTCTGAATCGTCGCCATCATCTTCAATGAAGTCAGATATGTTATCATTATCAATTATTTTTTCTTCCTGTTTTTTCGGCTTAGTTGTTTTCTTTTTAGGTTTTATATTTGGTTTTACCTTTTGTTTATCGCTGTCTTTAATACCATCCGGCCTGTCTTTTTTTGATAAATAATTTTTATTTGTTCTGTCTTCCGTGTCAAGTTTTCCGTCTGGTCTCATTGTTAAGTGTCCGAGCTCACACATTTTATAAATGTTCTGGCGGGACACTCCTGCTAATTTTGCGTATGCCGATTTTGTTAAGAATGCCATATGTCAATGATAATGTAAACCTATAGCAGATGTCAATATAAATCTGTCAAGGTTGACAAAAACCCTGCGACCTCGAAAATAGTTTGGGTAGAAAAGGCCT